CTGTGCTGTTGGAGTTGGCGGTTCTTCCGGAGTAAGAGGCACCTTCAATTTAAGTTCTTGTGATTTAGCACGCTCCGCTTCCAACGCTTTACGTTCTTCTTCTAGCGTTTGTTCCGTTAAACGGAGTTGTCGTCTCAACGCTGATTCAGTATCCGACTTTTCACCTTTGACTTTTCGTAAAGTATCCGATTTTTCTTGAACCATCCCCAATAACCGTTCATTTCGGTCTTGCTGTTCTACCATTATATTGGCGAACTCCCTTTGTTTTGTCTCCAACGTTTTTTCCAAGGATGCTATCTTCTTCACGTTTGGTTCTATTTCCAACTTCTGTTCCAACTCTCGTATTTTTTTTGTGAGTTGCTCTTTATCAAACTCACGCTGTGCTCGTTCGTGTATTTCTTCAACCCAAAGACGTGCTTTTTCGTCTTCCAATTCTTTCTGTTTTGCTCGTTTCTCTTCTTCATCTAGTTTTTCTCCCTTTGCTCTCGCTTTTAGTCTTTTACGAAAAATCTTTGCCGTTTCTAACAACTCTTCTGTTGAGAATGTACCAGATGTAGCCGATTCAAAAGATGTAGGTTCAGGACTGGTAGGTGTTGGTGCAGGAGGTTCAGGTCCTGTTGTCTTTTTAAGTTTTTTGATTTGTTTACGGAGTTGTTCCGCCGTACTCGTATCAGGTTCCAACTCAGGTGCTCTGTATTCAGGCGGGGGCACATAACTAAGATTTTCTCGTTTTGATTGTAGTTTTTCAGGAGTCAATTCCAACTTATCTAACACAGTAAGGACTTGCTTCTTTTTAGGTCTGCCTCGTGGTTTTTTCAACGTTGCCGCTTGTGCTAACAAAGTCTCCGCATTAATGACAGGTGCCGTAGGAGTAGGAGCCGCAGGAGGTGTCTCCACAATCTTCTCTCCTCCCATCGTAATTGTAGGAGTAGGTGCCTTACGAAGTTCTGGTCGTCCTCTAAGTTTCTCTTTCGGTATGGGTACATTTCCAAACAGTTCATCTTGGGTAAGAGGCGGTAATTGTCTCCCTCTCGGAGATGGTGTTCCTCGTGAAGATGACGTTGAACTTGCCCTCGCAAGTGTAGGAGCAGACGGCAACATCAAAGAAGCAAGGGGTAAATGTTGTGCTACAATTTTAGCAACTTCTCGTTGTGCTGCGGTAGGTTGTTTTGCAGTTTCTACCTCCCCTAAATCAAGTGCCGTTTTATTACGAGGCGGAAGAGGTGGTTTCAACAAGTTCTTTGCCGCTTTTACATCGAACTTCTTTGCTTTTGCAGGAACCCTCGCAGGAGCAGAAACAGCAAACGGTGTGGCTCTTGCTTCCGCTACTTGTTCTGGTTGAACTAAGTTTTTAGGAGGACGAGGGAAATCAAGTGCTTTGGGTACAGGTCGTGGAGGTTGAACTGGTGCCGATGGAAAATCAACTGGTGCAGATGGAGCGACTGCTTTCGCAGGAGTTAATGCTTTATCGGTCAATTTTTCCTTTTGTCTTGCCTCAAACCGTAATCTTGCTTCTTCTTCCATTCTCGCACTTTGTGCTTGTGAAGGAGGAGACACTCCTTGAAACAAGTCTAAATTACTTTTTTTTAAAGTTCCTACCTGTTCATTTGGAAAAACAACAAGCATTCTCAACCGCCCTAACGCTTTTTTACCTAATCGAGTTTCTATCGCATCCGTAGAAGGAGCAACCATTCCTTTCTTTGTCAACCCAAGAAGTGTTTTTGCTTGTCGTTCGGTGTATCCTAACTCTCTTAACGTTTCATCATCTGCTTGTAAACGTAATCCTTTAAAAATGGTGCTTAACTTCAAATCCAACGGATCTAATTTAGATGGTCGTTCAGGAGACGGCGATCGACTGGTTGCCCCACGAGGCGGAGATGGACGACGAGGCGGAGATGGACGACGAGGCGGACGCTGAGGCGATGGACCACGAGGAGATGCTGAAAATCCGGATTGTTCTTCCATCGTAGTTCGTTGTGCTTTGGGAATATCATCTCTCGCAAACGCCCACCGTTTAGACTTATCCATTCCGCCAGTTTTTACAAACTTTTCTCGTGTTGCCTTGCTGATGCCGATGTCTTTTAAAAAGGCATCGTTGAGAATTGGAAAATTAAAGACATCGCTCAACCGAATCGTGTCCTCTCGTAATAGATTTTGAGGTCCAACTTTGGGACGCTTTTGCCGAGGTCGCTTCTTCTTTTTTTTGAGACCGTCCCCTTCCATATACTCTGGGGGCAGATAAAAACAAGAAGCATTATACGGATTGCTTTCCGTCAATAGGTTCAGTAATGGTATTCGAATTAATTACCTCTCCGCCTAAGGTAATCGGTTTGCGTAAAGCAGGGTCAGCAGATTGGAAGAAATGCTTTAATAGAAACTCGTTCTTCAAATGACTCTTTTCCTTATTCAGGTCATCGAAGATTTCCAAAAAATGATTCGCATCTGTATACAGGTCGCCTGTTCTACCGTGTCCTACATTAATGTAATGGAGAAACGCAAGACAGAACCAACCACAAGCACCGCTCATTAACGATTGAACGTCCTTGTCGCTGTGTGGAGGATGACCTTTACAGAAATCAATTACTTCCTGCGGAGGGGGCATACCAAACGAATCAAAGTAGATATACTCTGTCTTACCAGTTGGGTATTTGTTCGCCTGAAAGCAAGTGTAATGACTTCCTTCATTTCGTTCGCCATCAGGGTCAAACTCATCTTCCATATTAACGATGTAGGATTTACCGAATTTTAACTTGGTCTTCTTCAATCGGTCTTTGAAATTACAGAAGACCAGAGGAACTCCCATTCGTCCGGCAAGGTCATAAATCTGTCTATCGCTCAACGCCATATAGTATAGTTAGGTAAAATTGATTTAACTTCCAAACTTAATTCTTGTTTACCGATGGGCGTTGTTTATATGATTCTTTGCTTAACAACCGGAGAAATATACTATGGGTCTACTAAACGAGATTGGAAAGAACGGTTGGGAGACCATCGTAATAATAAAGGTAATCATTCAACCTCTGCTAATCAAATCATCTCTCGTAAAAATTACGAGTTCATCGTGTTAGAAGAAGTAGATGACGACCAACTACTTATCCGTGAACGATACTATATTGATACGTTTCCTTGTATTAATCAAAGACGACCTTTTAGAACAGATGAAGACAAATTAGAATATGATAAACAACAAAAGGCGGAACTTCGTAAAAATAAAGAGTATAACGATAAGCAACGTCAACACGCAATAACTCAATATGAATGCGAATGCGGTTCTACTTTTCAAATATGTAAAAAAGCAAGACATCTACAAAGCAAAAAGCATCTTGCTTACCAAAGCAACCGAGCAATATAGTATCCCCTTGTTCCCTTTGCTTCAATTTCTTTTTTATGACGTATACGGTAAAGTCTACGGCGTTCATCGGCATATTCTTTTCCTTTGGTTCTTAAATATGTGCTGTAATCACCATACCCTTTTGCACCGCCGGAAAACATATACAATCCCCTGTCATCGTATACGTCAATTTTATATTTAGGCGAGTCGCTTGGAAATACTTGTAATCCCATCTCTTCTGCCTTTCGCTTAGTATACTTAGAAATAGTATACGGTCTCATACCTTACGGAGAGGATATATTCACGTCAATTTCTCCCAATACATTCTTAATGACCGTAGGACGTTCAGGCAACTCTACTATCTTATCGGTAATCGTTCCTGAAAGAACTAACGCCCCTTCCAAATAGGTTCTATATGCCGTCAAACATTCGTCTAAGAACTTTTGACCGTTGACCTCTCTATGATTGACATTCAACTTCAACGTAGACCCTATCTTAATCGCCAGTAGTTTGAAATTGTAATACGCCTGTAATTCCGCCTTCATCTTGTCTTCTACTTTGAGGAACATCTGTATACTACTAATACAAGCACACACCAAACTAAACACACAATTAACCAGCGAGGTCTTACTCTGCGAAGTATAATTCGCAAGAGACACAGCAAGAACGCTATTGATTGACGCAAGAATAATGAGAGGAAGTTGAAAGTATTTGAGGGTTGACTGATAATAGAGATACAGAGATTTGTGCTTACGTTGGAGGTCATTACAATTATGGAGAATGTTTTTGAGAACTCCTTCCACATCCTCACTCCAAGATTCAACCGTAGAGTCTTCATCGTCGCTCATAGTATACTCTCCTTTTTCTTTTTCGTATACTCTTTCATATAATCAGGATGCTTCTCTCTCCATTTCCTTTGACATTCCAAATACCGCTCTCGGTTCTTCTCCTGCCACTCTCCAATCTGTTCTCGAATACGATCTTTGTTCTCCTTGTAGTAATTCTTGGAATATTCCCTCTGCTCTGGATTGTTTCTGTATCGCTCTCGATTCTTATCCCTGTTCTTCTTTTTGAACTCTGGACGCTGTATACGTTCTGCGTAAGTTCTGGAAGGAACCTTTTGGTTATACGTTGGTTTCAACTCTTCAATATGAAACCTCTCCCTTTGATAAAGGTCTCTCTTGTCTGTATACTCAATCTCTTCTATGACCTTCATTTCAAACGCCGACCATCCTCCATTCTCCCTGATGAATGTATACAGAGAAGACTGATTCACAATAGACTGCCGTTTATGGTTTGCTCTCCTCAATAGAAAGCATTTTGTAGATCCTACGTAGATTACGCCCATCGTTCCAAGTATACTGTATACGGATCCTTTCATACCGTGCCTTTTAATTTTGTCTTTATGTTTATTTTGATTTATTAGTATACTTATACTCCAAGAGCGTAGATATGGAGAGTCGTTGGGAAAGACCCAGTAGAAGATACGTAGGTAAATCCTGCTACTGTATTCGTTCTTAACGTCATCGTATGATTACCGGTCGCATCTTCTGCCGTCAATTGAACCGAAGCAGGAGAAGCAAAGTTCTGCTGTCCTGAGATAGACGTATAAGTGAATGTTCCATTGACACTTGCTCCTGTAATTCTTGTTGATAACATTCTTTGATTAGTGGAAAGCGTTTGAATGGTGGAAGGATATTGATTTACATTGGTATTTGAATTGCTTTGAGAGAATAGTATAAACCCTGATGAACCTGCTGACAAGAATTGAACGGTTTGGTTGGAGCGTATCGCATAGGTAGAAGCACCTACTAACCCATTACCACCTCCAAAAAATAGTCTTGTAGGAGAAGCAGAACAAGAACAAAGAATTGGATTTGTCCCAGCGTTAAAAACTGTAATGTATTTACCTCCCGTATCATCTGTTGGAAAATTCAAAGTCGTTGGGTTTGCCGTCCCTGACATAATCAGGGTATAAGACGAATTTCGCAAAGCATTTTGGGGAATGGTGTAAGATGCTACACTTAATTGGGTAGTCCCTCCATCTCCACCTGAAAAAAGAACGTCGTTGATGCTGAACTTACCTTTGATATCTACTAACGGAAAATTAGCAGTTGGAGCGGTGTTATTACCTATCACAATTGTATTCGCATTACCAGCATTCGTTCCTATGGTAATCGCACTAACAGTTGATAATGCTGAACCTAATCCTGAAATGGTTTGATAGGTTGCCGACGCTGTTGCTGTTGTCAAGTAATCAACCATTCCTGCGATGGTTTGATAGGTTGCCGATGCGACATCTGTGGTTAGGTATAAAAACATTCCATATTGAGTTTGAAATGTGCTTAATGCGTAATCAAGTGTGACATAATCCTCCATTCCTGCGAGGGTTTGATAGGTCGCCGATGCTGTTGCCGTAGTCAAGTAATCACTCAACGATGTGATAGTCGCAAAAAAGGTATTCACCCAAGAAGTTGTGGGGACAATAGTGCTATTTACATTTGTCGCTGGTGTGGGTGCGTTAAACGTCCCCGATACATTTGTCGTTGAAGTTTCATTTCCTATTCCAATCGTATGTGATGTTCCAACTGTTCCTATTCCAATACTTGTAGGATTGTTTATGGTATAGGGCGATTTTGCTGAGTTAATACCTGTATCACTATACGTAGTCGTTTTATTATTGGTGTTGTCTGTAAAAGATAAACCATTTGTAGTAAGTTGAGTGTTTAGAGTAGTGCTTGTATTTGAAAGTTCAATTTTGGGATTCCCTGTGTCAAAATAGATTGCTTTATTCGTCCCACCATCAATTTGCTCTAACATATACGAATACGTCGGTGTTTGGTAATAATCGTTGGTGTTCGTAGCAGTCTTGTGTCTTGCGAGTAAAAAATCAGGGGTCAAAGTATATTTATTGCCTAACGTATTGGGGTCGGCACTATTTTGAGAAGAAAATCCACTAGGATTCATCGTTGATTGGTTAGAAAGAACTTGCGTTGTTGTGTCATACAAAGAAGACACCATTTCATACGTCCTTATTACACTTTTATAACCGCTATTGAATGTTTCGGTTTGTATTTTGATATCTTGGTCGCTTGAATTACCTTCGGTTAGAACAGCGTCAAGAGATGGAGTGGAGAGAGACGTCCAAACAGGAGGTGAGGCGTCCCCTTGACTTACCAAATACTGACCTGCGTCTCCAAAATCTCCGTCTTGTAAAGATACAACACCATCAGCGACAAGAGGTGTAGCGTCAAACGCAATTGCTCCTGATGGACTGACTTGGAATCCTCCCGTTCCATTTCCATACGCAATCACAACGGATTTATCTGCCGAACTTGACGAGTTCGCACCTAAAATTTGATGACCTGTGGAAGAGCAATACCCCGCTCCTTGTATCTCAAAAAGAGTATCGTAAAGAGCAGTTCCTGTTTGACTGACTTGACCCACCGTCATATAATCTCCGTCGCTTTCGCAAATAGCGATGATGTTAGACGATTGAGATGTTGCCGATATGTTTTGAAAAATGACTTCGGCAAATCCAGCACTTACCGAAGGAACAACGCCTACATTATTATACACAACAAGAGCATCTCCATAACCAGCGGAGGGCGTATAGCATAAAGGTAAATCTTCAGTTGAAATTACAGGTGAAACAAGAGTAAAAGGAGCGTTTATGTTAAGAGGTTGTGTGGTTGAATCAGTTCCCATTCCAGTAGCACTAAATGTTGTCGTTTGAGAAAGAGTCCCATTTGTTATAACCATCGTTGTTGGACTTATCACATTTGTAGAAGTTATGACAGGGTTTTCGCTGTAAGAATTAGAAGTAAGAGTCAAAGCAGAATTTGTCATTTCTACCGAAGAATTCGTAGTAAGTTCCTCAGCGACCACCGAATCATTTTGTAATAGAATACTTGACGCACTCATCGTATTAGTCAATTGTGTTGCCGTTGCCTCCAAATCACCACTTATGTCTTTGATAATCGTATAAGTAGGAGTCATATCATTTGAAACCTGTGTTTTAGGGTCGCTTATCGTATCTGTTCTAAATGTGGAAAACCCTTGAAAAGTAAGTTGAGACTGGTCTGTAATCTCATCAGGAGTTGATGTCTCATTTGCGGATACGATGACTGAATCCCCCTCCATAGTCAATTTTACTCCTAAATATTGGTCTATATCCCCAGCAGGGATAGTTATGCTTTGCCCCAAATTAGCAACCCCAGCAGGACTGACATCAAGAACATCGGCAAGAGATGGTGTTGAACCGCCTCCTACCGCCCACGTCATTGACCCATCTGCCCCCCCTGACGTCAAAACGTACCCTGCCGTTCCTGCGTCATCGTTCAACAGCAATTGATTATCTCCTGCCGATGCCGAAATAATGATGGTATTTGTTGCCGTAGGAGACTCACCATTTTGTATCGTAATCGCATCATTCACGTTCAGTGTCGTGCTGTCGGACGCTGGTGCTAATGCCTGAATTGCCTCAATCTTCGTCTGTAATCCAGACCACGTCGTATTGGAAACAACCGTCCCATTATTGTAGGCAAACCCCTGTCCGCTAAACGCTACGCCTTTTGGAACCGTCAATACATCATACCCTATACTTATGGAACCGGCACCGACAACCAATTCGTTGTTTCCGCTGTTTGCCGTCCACGTCTCTGCTCCCTGTGCCGTAGGAAACTCCAAATAATCTACGGTTGGTGCGGTTGACCCTGCTCCTATCACCGATGTCACCGTTTCGGTAAAATCGTTAGGATTGAAAATGGGAACCTGACTTAATGGAGGGGGATAGACACTCATACTCTCTGTTTAGATTAAAACCTACGTCCGACTACCCAAAATAAGATGGATTGAAAACCGTAGACTTAATCAGGGGCGGATAATACGTAGGAGGATTTTGACTCGCAGACGGAATAGGAACTCCTATTACAGTTATGGTCGTTTCGTTAAAATTGTTTGGATTGAAAATCGGCACAATACTTGAAGGCGGAGGATACACACTCATACCCTAAGGTTAGATTATCTTACATTTATTGAAGTCGCATTACTTGAAGATACGTATTACCAAACGTCAACCCTGACAAAGCACCGGTGGATGCTCTTGCGAGACTTTGTGCCGACCACGTTCCTCCGCTATTCAAATTACAAATACAATTGATGTTGAACGGAACGTTGCTGAAAGTAAATGGATACGAGATTGTAAAACACCACATATCCACATTTTGAGTTCCTCGTGGAGTCATACTTGCTTGATAGACCGTCGTGTTTCCAAACTCTATGGCGACAGAGATTCCGCTTGTGAAATCATCATTTGGATTATCACAACTTAGCGTAATGTTCGCCAACAACCAATACTTTCCACCCACAACCATTCCATCTCCTACTGTGGGGCCTGGGATGAGACCCAAATTACCACTACTAATTCCAGTCGCATTCGTCGTATTCATAGGAATGTAAAGAATCACTCCTGTCGTAGTTCCAATCGTATTCACCTCTTCATTCAATACGTTATATTGATTTACTAAATCCGTAAGCGACTGAGTCGTCGCATCCAGTAAAGGGAACTTCTCAGGTTCAAAGATGGGAACAATCTCATAAGGAGCAGGATAGACTGACATAGTATACGGAGAGAGATTTGTTTTTTAATCTGTCGGTATACCTATGGCGAAATACCCAGAACCTATTCGTGAAAATCCTATCTTTAATCCTACCAGTTTTCCTGTCAGAGAAGTAAATGCGAATGCTGACCTTTCCTATCTCCAAGAAGAGATTGCGATTCTTCAAACAGACACAAACAATCTACTTGATAATAGTGCAAACATAGGGTTGTATAATGGTTCTGTATTCTCTACTTTGATCACGCCTACCGTTCCTACTTTGGTAGGTCAATTACAAGCAATTAAGTATACAGAGGGATGGGTTCTTAATGCTAATTTAGATATTCTACGAGGAGGACAAGCAAACATCGGCGTTTGGTATTTTTGGTGGAATACCTCCTCTACGGTTTACAACTCCGCTTACAACAACCTTTGGGTCACCGGATTCAGCACAACTGACGCTGTCAGTCTCAACTATATGGCGTTTCATAACGTTCCCTCCTCAGGTTCAGCACAGAACTGTTATTTGTGGTGTTATTGCTCTGTGAGTGGCCCAGGTTTCGGCATTACAAGCACCACACTTTTTCCCATAGGTCAAACCCAAAATCTAAACGGAATCTTATGCGGAAATCCAGACTATTTGCTTAGTTAAGTAGAAGAATTAAGGATGGACCGTAGCACGATGAATCTGTTGTATTCGGACCGTTTATCGTAAATCCTGTTCCCATTCCTTCATATTCACAGTATACACGAACCCTGTATGTTTGAGTCGTAGTGTAGGTATTTCGCCAAAGAACTGTATTTTGAGAAAACCAATAGTTTAGCGACCCAGTTGATTGGTCGTAAATATCCGTCCAATAGTAATTGTTCTCAGCAACATTAGAGGTCGTATTCCACAACTGTGTACAGAAAGTAAGGATTTTGTTATTGGAAGACCCTCCATTTACCGCTTGACACCAAAGATTATTGATGACTGCTACGCTCTGTCCTGACTCTAAACTAAAACTGAATATGTTAGTATACTGGTCGGTTGCTGTCACCGTAGTAATTTGATTGTAAGGCGAAGCATTCACCGTTCCTGAATTAGCATAAATGGGTGAAATGTCAGCAAGTTCATTTGCTATGGTTGTCAATTCCGCTTGAATTGCCACCGTAGACGCTTCTTGGTCGATCGCTTGTTTATACGATCTTAAAAACGCCTGAGGATTAAAGACAGGGTTGATCGTCTCCGGAGCAAGATACTCTACTCCATAGGTAATCGCCATACTCCGTATACAGATTAAAAATAAGGATTAAGAACCGATTTATAATCTATTATTAATAGTATGAAGAACTGGTATGAAGAGATGCCGAAAGAAATGTTAGACGAACTTGCGAACCCCAACTTTGACAAGCACCACATCAAGAACCCCTTTCGTATAGCGGTGTCTGCACCGTCTGGAAGTGGCAAGACCAACTTCATCCTCAATCTCATTAAAGCGTTTAGTGAAGGCGAGGGAACTTTTAGCGACATCACCGTCATTACCCAAAACAAGGACGAACCCCTTTACAACTTTTTGAAAAAGAAATCCCCTGACATTCAAATCAAAGAAGGTCTCCATTCCATCCCTCATTTAGACAAGATGAATAAGAAGCAATCCCACTTGGTCATCTTCGATGATTGTGTACTTGAAAGAGACCAATCAGCGATTATCAAATACTATATCCGTGCGAGAAAGTTAGGATGCTCCGTCGCCTACCTGTCCCAGTCTTACTTTGACATTCCGTCCCTCATCCGAAAGAACTGCTCGTATATGGTCTTGTTAAAGTTAGGAGGTCTTCGTGAAGTCAAAGACATCCTACGTCAGTTTTCGCTGGGTGTATCGAAAGAACAACTCGTAGGAATGTATAACTACGCCACCGCCGAGAAACTCTCTTGCTTCCTGATTGACGTAGAAGAGAAAGACGACGAGAAAAAGTTTAGGAAGGGTCTGGACGAATTCCTTGACCCTATACAATTCGGTATGCCGGATGAACCTTAGAGAGGAAGTGCATAGACGTCGCCAATAAATCCGCTTGTAGAATGGTTGTATCTTTCTATACTATTCTTGTTTCCTGAAATGTTGGTTGTATGTAAGGAACCTGTCGCTGTTTTTACGCCTTTACACTTGTCGCAAACCTTGTTGTGTAGGTGTATCCATTTTGTAGACGACTTGGCGTCTTTCATAACCAGTTCCCTTCCGCAAGCGGTCTTCATCACGTATTTTGTATGCTCAACCGACATCTTTTATACTAATAAATCAGGGGCGGAAGTTGGTTCAATTTTCTTCGGATTCACTTTACGTTTGTATTGTTTTATCCATCGTCCGTTAAGGCAAACATATCCATCCTTTGTAGCACGTTTATCGTCCTCTTCAACTTGTTTTCTATCCGCTTCGCAGTAGCATTCATAGTATACCTTCTTCCCATCCTCTAAGTAAAAACAACGGTCGCAAGGCATCCTTTATACTAATAAATCAGGGGCGGAGGATGGTTCAATTTAATGGAGGTATTTTACCATCGTTGTAGCATCGGCGGAATAGATTGGCGGAATGACTTTGTATCCTGCTTGTTCAGCGTGTTCTATGTCTTCTTGTTTCATACCATAGTTGCTGAATACGTATACTTTCTTGTATACGCATTTGAAACACTCTGCGTGGTCTAAATACAGATATTGATTCTTTGCTTCCGCTTCTTTGACTGCTTGTTTCCTATTGGTCGGCGTGTGCCACTTGTTTCCCCCTACTTTACCAACAGGTTCTCTATAAATACAAACTCGTGGGTCGTGGTCTTTGTTAATCGTAGAGGGTCGTGTAATGCTGTATTCTTCCACGAAATCCTTGTAGTTTTGCTGGATGATAGGGTCATCAGGGTCAGGGCGATACATCCCTTTCATACAGTATACACAGTCAAGATACCTTTAAGCGAATTATGCTAATAAACCGCTTTCTACACACCTCCGCCCTACACAGGGGGGTCAACCCCTTCGCTATAAATGGTATACGAATATTTTTGAAGGGACTCAAAAAAATACAACTCCAAATCTACATCTATATGTTTGAAAGGTGTGTAGTGTGTAGGTGTGTAGGAATAGTATACTAATAAATAGTCCAGTTAAAACCTTATAGGGAGAGCAACATTTCTCTGTAATAGACCCTACGTTCCATACGACCTTCTAGCAACACATTATCCTTTACGGTAATCTTGTATTTCTCTCTATATTTAGAGAACTTCATCGCAAACGCTTTGGAAGGGCAGGTTTTATCGTATCCATTCCTCCTCATATAGTCTTTGTATTCAAGATACAGACCCTCAAAGGTAATACCGCTGGTAAACTGAATCATAAAATCTTCCATAGGGTCTCTATTCAACTCATACGCTTCTTTGAGAGTTTCGGTAATGGGTATATCGGCAGTCGTCAATTTGCGAGGGGTTTTATACGCCATTAGGTAAGTGTATACGGAATATTGAGTAGATGGTCTCGCAATCCAATCATAGAAGAAGTCAAAATAGGTATGGTCTCCAATCAACTCTTCGCTGGTCTCTGTCATCGCATAACGACGATTTCCTTCCTTCACGATAATAGCGTGAGTGTTATTACTGGTAGACATAAAATGGCGAACGTTGGTAATGTCATACGCTTTTTGACCTTTGTGATGAACGCTATTGGTAGGGGAGTTGATGTCAGTTTTCAGTCTATCGTAAAACTTATTCATACCGCCTCTACCAATCTCGTTGAGGTTGATGAAGACTGCCTTTTCAAGATGACCGTTGAATGTTCCAAAGAGTTGAGTTTCAGGGTCGTTGATTTCATACGATTTGTCTTTGCCGATGATATATCTCAGTAGGTCTACCAGAGCGGATTTACCAGTTCCTTCGTTGGTGGAAGAGAGGCATACGAATACAGATGGACTGGAAGGGTATTGAAACATATTCGCCAACCATTTCAAGAGGAAGAGGTAGAACTCTTCGTTGTGGTTTGACATAATACGAAGATGTGTGAAGAAGGGTTCTATGTCCACTAACACAGGTTTCAACTTACTTGCTGAGAATCCGTCCCACAAGTTGAGAACTCCGTCAGGGCAAGGAGTATCGTGGAGATACATCCCTACGCTGTTATATTCAGCACGTTCATCATCGTGCAACCATCGGTCTATAAATCGTTTGTCTTTGATGAAGACATTTTCAAAATTGACAAGAAGGTCGCTCTTGTTTTTAAATACGTATTTTCCGCCTACTTTAAGAGCGTATACAGAGTTGTCTTTAATAACGGCAAGACCGTATACGGTTTCTTGTTTCTCTTTCTCTTGTAGATACAACTGGTCGGCATCATCAAAGTTGAAGTCGTCTGGAATTTTAATGCTGGTGTCGTGGGGTTTTACGATGAAGTGTAAGTCCATATCAAACTCTCGTTTTACAAGGTCGTGGAGGTCTTGAAGATAGGATTCTGGGACGTTTCCCTTGACCATAAATCCGTCAAAAACGAGAGCGGTAATTTCATAAGGGCAGGTCTCTACAATCTTCTCTAAAATCTTGTTTTCGTAAAACTGGTATACGTAAGACATTAGCGTTCCGTTGGCGTTCTTAGGATTCTTGGATTTAGCGAGAGCGTAGAGTTCAGGATAATGCTGGATGAGCGATGCTTGTACACGTTTGATTTCATCATCAAAGGCGACTACCCAAGGATTGCCGTTTTTGACCTTCCACGCTTTATTCATAATTTTATTGACTTCCAACTTGGTCGTCCACTTGGAGAGGATGTCGGTTCTGTGATTACAGTATTGAGCGAGGTATTGACAGGGGATATCGTAGCGACGGCATAAATTGTAGATGATGGAAGGGGCAAAATTGACGCCATCTATATCGTCCCCTATGGATTGATACAGAAGACCACGGAATGTTTTAGGAAGACCTTGTAAACCTAAACCGTAAAGACGAAGGCATTTCAACGTATCGGTAGAGGAGCGTTTGTATACTGTTTTTTTCGTTCCATTTTGTTTGATGTATTGAAGAAGAACCTTCTTGACCATTCCATACTTCATCTGTTCGTCGGTTCCATCTTCGTTGGAGGAGTAATATTCGCTGGATAATTGCTGAGAAAGATAATGAGCGGAGCGGAGGTCTACTTTTTCAACAAAGGAATACTCCATCAATACTAATAAATCCTACGATAGTTCTAAACTCTTTACCAAAAGATTTATTAGTTAAAAACAGAGTGAGTATACTAAGGATGGAACTCGTAGCATTAAAAGATAATATAGAAGGTCTCCCCAAAGAGAAGCATATTGCCTTGGCGAGACTTTTACTCCGTAAGCAAGTAGTATACGATGAGAATACGAATGGGATGTTCTTTAACCTGAGTATACTAACCCCTGAGGTTTTGAAAGAAGTTCAGGATTGGTTAGTAGGGGAAACCCCTACGACCCCTTAGGAGGTATGGAACCTTAGTTCCATTTAGAAGAAGAGAGCAGGGTCAATCTTCCTTAGGAGTCTGGTCGCTTGATTCCAAGCAGTTTGTCTTTTTTGCCACGCTGAGACGCTTTTACGGTTAAGTTCCTTCCATCGCTCAGGATTCCGCTCTATGAATCGTTTGACGGCAGTATACGCCATTCTAACTAATAAATATAGTATACGTTTAAATAATAAACCCAATTCGTTATTAAGGACAAACTAAAATAAGGGAGTAGTCTATGAAGTTTACCCAAGAGGATTTCCATACCCACGCTCAGCGGTTGAATGTGATCATCAACGATGCGTTGGGTTGGTCGCCGTTGACTAATTTTAGGGAATTATCGAACACGAAGAAGAAGCAGTTCAACATTAAGTTGAATCAATACATCAACGATCTTCCGGATGAGAAAAAACTGATTGACGATTTCAATTTGGTCTGTCAGTTGAAGGTGTTTGACGACATCAAACCGGAGGAATGCTTCATCAAAGAGTTGAATACGGAGCGTCAAGTTCTAATGACCCCAGAGCAGGAGGAATGGCACAAGGAGAGTCCCCTTTATGTCTAAAATCGTATATTTCTTTTGTCTACGTAGTGTATGTCGGCAGGAACTCCTCAACGAAACAAACGCCAAGCACAGGCACAGCGTCAGGCGTATATGAACTCCTTACGGTTGGAAGCGAGTAATATTCAGAAGAACTATAACGCCAACGAGATCTATAAAGCGACTGGCACGGCGGCGATTCCTAAGGCAACGGAGAATCCCACCGAAAGGGGGTCTTCTATGGAGGGTCGTAAGCAACTTATCAAGGAATCTCTTGTGTCGACAGGGATTATGAACTCGTTTGTGGCGGATAACTTCTTGGCGGATTTGTCGGACGATGATCTTACGTTCTTCCTTTCGCATCAACAGGCGATACTAGAAGGGTTCAAACCGAAGAATGTTCCAGCGGCGGTATTCAAGGCATATTTCAAGAAATACCAGAACAAGTTTGGTGAAACTCTTGGGATTGAGTATGGTCTTCAACAGGGTAGTGGTGGTGATTTTGCGATGGATGCTGCGTTGATGATGAAAGCAATCACGGAGAATCGTGAAGCGTTGGAGGCATTCAAAGAGGAAATAAGTGCTAAGTTTGATAAGGAAACGGCATCCAAATACAAAGCACAAGCGGATTCTCTTTTATCAAAAATGCCGACCCAAGCAGAGTTTGATCAAATCCAACGACTAGATGAAGAACAACGGCAAGAAGCATATGAGGAATTGTCAGGTCTGCTTGGGAACTTGCCTGATTTTGAAAATCTACTTGCCGTAGCAAGAATCCGTGGAATAGATCAAGATTCTGAGTTGTTTAGTGATGCTGAAAAGTCAATTCAGCGTAATAAAGAACTGGAAGCACTTGCTGATATGAGATTCGCTTTGGCGGATAGCGAACAAGAGTTAAGGAGAGGAAGATTTGATTTGAAAGACCTGCTTCGCAAAGCAAGAGAACGAGAAGAGGAAATTGAAGGTATCTTAACAGGACAGTCTGATTATGATAAATTAGTCGAAGACACGAGACAAAGGCAGGATGAGATTGATACCTCCTTAGCACTTGGAGACTTACTTCGACAAACAAAAGATAAAGCAAGTGCGATACAGGATTTCTCAAAAGGTGGTCTACCGGTAGACGAAGACGAGTTGTTTGATCTAGGTCAGAAACTTGGTGTAGACCAAGAGATTTTAGATAGTGGCGATGAAGACTTGATTCGCACAGCAATTCAACGTGCTTTGGTGGAAAGTGATGCTGGCGTGGGTGTAGAATATGAGACCCTGTCTCCTGAATTACCTTTGGAAGGATTCTTTCTTCTTCCGGAAGAGTTTCAACAGTTGTTTGAGAAAGTAGACATACCTGACCCAGACGCTTTTTTTAGGCGTCCTGCTGACGTTCGAAGAAAAATCATACAGTCTTTGGAACGGTCTTTACAAGAAAATGGTGGTCCGGAAGAGGTATTTCCTATTGAAAGCGAAGGGGTGTTTGTCAACGCAAAAGATTTGTTAATTCGTCCTGCGGAAGTGCAGAGAGACACTCTTCGTGTGATGACTCCGCTAGTTAGACCACGCCCTCGAGGGAGAGCAAAGTCTCCATCTACTCGTAGAGATTTAACTGGTGCAGAGGCAAGAGCGAGACGATCAAGCGAAGATACAGTAGGCGGTGTTCCTCCGGCAGGAACAGCATCTCAAATGGCGTCCACGTTGGGTGCCGGAATGAGGGGGCGAGGATTAAGTCGGTCTAAACCCAAGACGCCGGTAGAGAAGAGCGACGGTTATGAGAAACCAGTTCAGTATACTCAGTTCGGTCGCTACTTGATACATCATCCTAAACTGAAACAAGGTATACTTCAATTGAAGACGCCGAAAGGAGGGGCAATCAAGGCATTACCTACGGAATACCTGACGCCGAGGTTGAAGGAAACGATGCTGACCCTTGTAGGAAACGGCAGTCCTACGTTGGAGCAGTTTGATCGATTGACGGCGGACGAGAAGGAGAAACTCCATCATATTACGAAGCATTCTCAATACGAGAAGGTCAGTATACCGAGGGGGCATATGGATAAGGAAGATCAGATGGTTCATAAGTTTACGATATTGAAAGGGGAACTCCTTGCTGGGAATAACTCTAAACAACTGCTGAAAGAGTTTAAATCGATGCTGATTAAGTTTGTTGAAGAAGGGCGTATACCACGCAGACAGGCAAATGAGATATTGATTGAATTAGCACGTGAAGGAATGTAGGAATAAAATTGATTTAAAAGTCAATCTTTCTTACCATAAATGGTCTTTGGAGTAGTATACCGTATTCGGTGCAATATTACAGGCGACGACTATTATGGGTCTACTTTGGATTTTCAACAAAGACGACGTCGTCATCGTTCAAGAAGCACAACCGCAAGTGAGACCATCATACAACGAGGCAATTGGACGATGACCGTGATTGAACTTGTAGAACAATCTAAAATGAAACAACGTGAAAACTACTACATTACCTTTTACCCTTGTATAAATAAACATAGAGCAATAGGAGACAAAGACCGACACACTCTTTCTCAACGAGACTATAATAAGAGAAATAAAGAACAAATTGATAAACGTGTTTCGCAGAAGTTTGACTGCGAATGCGGAGGTAAGTATACTCACGGTCATAAAGCAATTCATTTGAAAAGTATACGTCATCAGGCGTTTAGGAAAATGTGAGTATACGGTATGTGGGGGATATTCCTCCGTTTAGGAACTTATTTGAGGTTAGGGGAGAGGTTGGAATGGTTTAAGCAGTTTTACGAGAGAGTCAAACGTCTTCATTAAAATTGATTCGTAAAACTTACCCTTGTTAAGGTAAGAAATGGCGACCTTTTCCCAGCGTCAAATGGAACAGCAGAAGCGAAAGACATCGTTTGCTTGGGCGAAATACTATGAGGCGAAATCGGAAACGGCAGAGTATACGCAGGGGGTTGTCGGAATGTTAGGAGCATCTGGTATACAGCGAGTCAACGGCGTTCTGGAACGACCGCCGACGCTACCTTCGCATATTACAACGGAGTTTATGGAGATGGCGGAGCGTCTCAACAAGGAACATACTTGCCCTTGCTGTTTTGAATTGGTATCAGCGACAACGATACATATAACTTGGTGCGGACATATCCTCTGTAAGGAATGTTATGGAAGATTGCCTCCGGAGGAGAGTAAGAAGAAATGTCCCATCTGTCGCAAGGATATATAAGGGGGAAACCCCACGCTTTGTTAACTCAGTAGGTAGAGTGCCAGACTGTTAATCTGGAAGTCGTAGGTTCAAACCCTACACAAAGCGACAGGTCGTATGGTCTAACGGTTTATGACACCTGCCTTTGAAGCAGGTAATCCAAGTTCAACTCTTGGTGCGACCTTTTTTAGGATAAACGATCGCCGTTTAAATCTTCTGTGTAAGTATGGCGTTTATGAAGTCTTATGCTGGGGGTCGTAGATTGAGAGCAGGTCGTAAATTGATGGGACGTGGAATGGGGAGTGTTCTCCTGAATGTAGGCGGTGCCGGAGGCGGTTCGTCGTATGCGTCCATTCAGGATTACGAACATACAACTGGGCGTCAAGTGCCGATGGGGCGAGGTCTTGGAATGGGATTGAATAGCAAGTTGGAGCAATTGATGGTGAAACCTCTTGCGAAGAAACCGACGACCATTCGTTTTTAGGAAGATTTGGGTTCATTCTTCGTTTTATTTTCTAAATAGAGGGTATGAGCGGAGACACTTTGGTTTTTGATATGGCGACGGAGAGCGAAGGCGTCCCCTCTGTGTTTGTCCGAAAGGATTGGTTAAGCATCCTAGACAATCAGAACGGTTCGTATCAAGGGAATCAGTCGGTGATTGATACCTCTCAGTTAGCGAACTCTAACAAATACATTAACTACCGTGAGGCATACCTGACGGTGCCGTTGCTGATGGTGTTGACTGCCCCTGCTAGCGGCACGGCCGCTAACGCCCCTCTTTTTGCTACTCGTCCTATGGATCAGTCCGTAGGTCTTAAAAACTGGTATGGGTCTATTGTCCACTCATTCACTCTGGATTACAACGGCACAACTATCATTCAGCAAACTCCTTACATCGGTCTTTGGAACTCGTTTAAGTTGATGACTTCGCTGTCGTGGAATGATGTGAATACGATGGGGTCCCAGATCGGTTTCTACCCTGATACGTCGGAGAGTGTAGGCAAGGTCGCTTACAACCAAACCGCCATCAGTCAGTCAGGCACTCTTGGAACAACGGTCAACAATCAACTTTCGTCTGCTCCTCCTTTCGTAATGTCTAACGCTAACACAAGTCGTTCCGTGCTGAGCGACTCGCCTTGTAATTTGGGTCTTCAAAAGCGTCAAAAGATGTGGAACTTTAACCCTCAGCAAATCACAGGGTCGGTGACTGGCGAAACGAATGTGTCTCAGGCAGGAACTTTCTTCTCTGGTGGTGCTGCCCCAGCAAGCAGCGGTTCTCAGTCGCAAGGAACTCTTACTGGGTTGACAAATCTGTGGAAGTCTTACATTTTCAGTCGTGTAGATACCGCTGCTGGCGTTCAGGGACAAATCTGCTGGGCGATTACTGCTCAAATCTACCTGAAACATCTTCACTCGTTCTTTGAGCGTGTTCCTCTGTTGAAGGGTGTTTTCTGTAAGATGACGCTCAACTTGAATCAGTCCTCGGTCTCACTTGATGCTGTTGGCGGAACTGGCACGACTACTGGTATTGGTGGGTTCGGTTCCTGCACGGTTCAGTCGCCTCTTGGTGGTGTATCTCCTCTGATGGTGATGAGTGGTGCGGAAGTCGCCGTTGCTCAAAACTCGACAAGTGCCTCGGCGGATACTCTTGTTATCAATCAGGGTATGGGAGCACAACTTCTCAACTTTGACACACTTTACACGCTGTCGATCCAAGTCGGCAACGCTTGTCTTAACTCTACTCAAACTGGGGCAACTGGTGCACAGGGTATGGGGTCGCCTCTTGGTCGCAGTATTCTTCTTAATGCTCCGGCATATTCGTTCTCGCCGGTTTTTGAGGCATCTTACCTCAGCGATCCTGTTAAGAAGGTTGTTTACTCGGACGTTTACCAGTATCAAATCGTCAACCAGATATCAAGCGGTGGCGTGTTTAATAACTTGATTACCAACGGCATAGCGAACATTAAGTCGGTGCTGGTTCTTCCTTTCTTCTCGGCAGGAACGGCAGGTGTGGTGGGAACTACTGCTGCTACTAACAACGGCGGTCTTGTTCCTTTCCAGTCGCCGTTTGATGCTGCTGGTGGTGGTCCGACATCGCCTTACATTCAACTCAATCAGTTCAACATTCAAATCTCTGGTCAAAATGCTATTTACAATACTGAGCGGTATTCTTACGAGCAGTGGATGAACCAGACTTACGGCGTCAACGCTGTCAACGGCGGTATGACGGATGGTCTTGCTTCTGGTCTTGTCTCGCAGAAGGACTTTGAGACTTGCTACTCCTACTACTACGTCAACTGCG